CTTCCCGCCTTTCTGGATAATCGTCATCCGTAACGTTCCTTTTCTCCCACAAATGGCAGTACCCATCTTTCGGCAATGCATAATGTTCTTCTATTGGGCATCTTGTTTTCCCGTCTGCATACCATCCACCATTATTTGCTGTCCTGCCACAATTAACACAAGTGCGCTCTGGCTGTGCGGATGGCAGTTCCTTTATCCCATTGCAGATAGCTTTGTTTACCGCAAGCAGAAGTTTGTCTTTCTCGCTTATCGGCTCTTCCGAATCATCTTCTGCGACATCGAAAAAACCATAGATGATTTTATGTATCATGTCGATTACTGACTGCTTGCTAATTACGTCATCCATCTTTTCTCCTCTTCACCTCTCATGTTGAGGAATCTATTATTTATTTTTGCCCTTTGTTACTTCAATCAATTCTGACAGTAACCCTCTAAGCACAACTCCCAAATAAATAGCTGCCCAATAAATGTAATAATTTTGATTTGCGGTTGGCTCTTTAATCAACATAACCAGTCCCACAACTATCAATATTATCTCAAAAACACCTTCCATTATAATTTTCATATCTATCCTCTAAATTAAAAAATTCTAATAAAGCAAGCGGCTGCAGGCCTATAAACCACATTAGACCCGCCTCTCCGCGGGCTTATGCGGCTCCCGCAGCATTCCATAATCATAAAGATTATCAATACACTTAGAAATGCCTCTAATAAACTTTCTAATATCGTTATTAACATCAATCTGTCTCATCTTTGAGGCGCGGTATTCAGCTAGATGTCTTCCATAGGTCTCGTCCCATTCGTCCTCAGGCGCGCACCGCGCGATCCCCTTATAAATTCTAATCTCATCATACTCATCATAATCTTCATCGCCAAGACCATACTTTTCCAGCCGATTTCTTACATCATTTTCTGTTGTAATAATACAAACTACGATTCTCTTCTCTTCGTTAACCTTAAACTCTGTCTTAATCATGCGGTTTCGCAGGTATGTGACCGCCACATACCGCCGCTCCTTTCTTAAAATATGCTAAAATATGTATTAAATTCATACGGGTAAAAATCTTGTTTTTTACCTTCTTCTGTTGTTACATAAAAAAGATTATCAAATCTATCAAATTTATAATTATAATAATTATTTTTTATAAAACTGCCGCCCGCAAAAGACATATTGTAATTAGCTTTTGCTTTTCTTATTGAAAAAATATCTACTAATGATTTTAAAAACATTATATTTTTCATTGGTTCTATTGCGGGGGATGATCTAATCATATTCTTAAACCTCCATAATCTATAATTTCTTTTCCTTGCTGAATTGCATAATTCCTAGTAATAAAAGTCCCACCGCCGCTAACTCCATCCCATACACATAATACCGCGTCTGCACAATCTACCATAAATTTATCTCTAATATAGTAGCTTTCTTTGGAATAATGCGGGGATACAAAAATCACTTGATTATTTTCCATTATCCATTCTTCTATTGGATGATAAGATTTTCTGGGAAATGGATAGCAACAAATAATAGGAATACTCAATCTTTTCGCGGCGGTCGCCACAATCTGATCAGCACCTTGAGCCATTCCGTCATATATCGCAGATGGGTGGAGGCGAATAAGCTGCGTTTCCGCCCATTCTTTTATTAGCTTCTCTTGTCCTTTTAATCTTTCTGGGCGATGCCCTGTTACAGCTAAAATCATTTTTCTTCTTTCCCCTTTTTGTATCCATCAAGAAAACCTTCCTGATAGTAATCTTTCTTTTGATTAATTTTACTTGACGCCGCCATCAATAAACTAACAAAGCCCCCAATAGTGCTTCCTAAAATAAAAATTATAATATAATTAATTATTACCATATTTCCTTTTTCCTTTTATTCTTTATATATATATTATACTTTATTTTTTTTTAAAAATCAAATTTTATCCTCTTAAACGAAATTGACAAACAAAAATTTTTTTAGTATAATATAAGTATGAAACTAAATAGAAAGGAAAGTTTAATGAAAGAAAAAAATAATATAACTGAAGGCGGCGGGGAATAGCAATTAAGATTAGATTATACAATAACTGATCCCCAAGAGCGAAATAAGATTGTCCATAAGATTATTGAAAAAACGCCGCCAGAAAAATTAAATCCATACTATTTAGAAGAATTAACTAAATATCTTGTTCAAGATTTTTCTACTAAAAAAGATAAAACAATATTAACAGACAATAGAATGGTCACTATCAATAAAAGAGAAACATCTTTTGAAGGACTTGTCTCAAAGTTATAGGCAGGAGAAGATGGAATTTATAATTTTATTGCTGATAATGATAAAAATATTCTTTTTGTTCCAAAAATAGAAATTACTGAAAAAGATATTGAAACCATTCCAGGCTTAAAAGAACTTAGAGAAGAAATAAAAAAAATTTAGATATAGCAAAAGAAAGCAGTTGGTAAACAAAAATTTTTATTAACTAAACAATTAATATAGATGCGACAAGACCAATATGTTTTAAAAAGTTTGTTTAATCCTCCAATTACTATAACAAAAATGACTAAAGGATTAAATCAAATTTTATTAGATGAAAATATTGTTATCAATTCAAATACATTATAGCCATAGAGTGATTGTTTAATATCTTTTTTTAATCCTGAACATATTTGCGCTATTTTGTGTAATTATTCTAAATTAAAAGAATAGTGTTGGGGACATTTTGAAAATGATATGTATTATTTAATGGAAGATTTTGATACTCTTGCGGACCACGCTCTTAAAGATAAATATCCTATTTTATATGATATTATGATTTATAAAATAGATGGTATCTTAAATAAACAAATCTTAAAAAAAATAAAAAATAAATATAATATTACCTATTCTATTGAATATCTCTCTGTTCTTTGGAGAAAAAAAATCCCTAAAATTATATCTCAACAAGCAAAAGAAGATTGGATAACTTGGTATTATTCTTCTAGAAAAAAAGGAAAATGGAAAAAATGTTCTAAATGCCATCAAATAAAATTAGCTCATCCGTATTTTTTTGCAAGAAACAATACTTCAAAAGATGGCTGGTATAGTATTTGCAAATGTTGCAGAAATAAAAAATAACATTTGGTTATTTTTGTTTAAATTTATTAAAAAAATTTTTATATAAAATAATAAATAAAAAGAAGGAGCGGGCAGAGATGGAGTTAAAAGGACAAACTGAAGATATAAATGGAAAATGTAAATGCTAGAGATGCGGGAAGCGGCTTGGGCAAATAAATTTCTATACTTATAAAGATGGCAGCAAAACTAAATTATGTAAGCCTTGTTTAACCGCCCACATAGATAATTTTGACCCTTCTACTTTTGAATGGATTCTTGAAGATATAGATGTTCCTTATGTGCCAACTTAGTGGAATGTTTTAAGAGACAGAGCTTTTGCAAAAGATCCATATAAAATGAATGGCATGTCAGTTATTGGAAAATATCTTGCAAAAATGAAACTTAAACAATGGAATAAATATGGTTATGCCGATACTAAAAAAATTCAAGAAGAAATTGAGGCAGAAGAAGAAAAAAAGAAAAAAGCCTAGCAAGAAGAAAAAGAAAAATATGAGGCTGAATTAAAGGTAAAATTAAGTGAAGGCAAGATTTCTTTAGCATAGTATCAAACTTTAATGAGTACCGAAACCCAAAATCAAGACTTATCTTATGGCGGTAATGTAATTACAGGATAGCAATTTAAATATGGTCAAAATATGGGATTTGGGCAAATAAAAAATCCTTTCCAAGAGCAAAATTTTATTCCAGAGGAAGAATTAATTGACCCTGGCGCGGATTTGGATAAAAAAGATAAAATATATCTTGCTATGAAATGGGGAAGATTATACAGACCTAGTCAATGGGTAGCGCTTGAACAATTATATAATGAATTTACTAATTCTTTTGATATTCAAGGGGCCGCTCGCATTGATACTTTAAAGATGATTTGTAAAACATCTCTTAAAATGAATTAGGCTATTGATTGCGGAGATATTTAGTCATATCAAAAATTATCTCGTGTTTATGATACCATGATGAAGTCTGCAAAATTTACAGAGGCACAAAATAAAGATAAATAGGGCAATGCTATTGATTCAGCTTCCGCCATTGTAGATTTTGTTTAGGCGCATAGCGGGTAGATTCCCAGATATCATTGTGATGAACCGCAAGATATTGTTGATCAAATTATTGTTGATTTAAAAGCATATAATAAAAGTTTAATTTATGAAGATAAATCTTTAGCACAAGAAATTGAAAAATATCTTCAAGATAAGCGCATTTCTGATGAAATGAAAAAAGATAAAAAAGATGCAAAAGCTAAAGGGCTGGAAGAAGTTGAATTAGAAGATAATGATTTTACAGATTATAAAAATTCTTTAAATTAGATGAAAAATCATGATAATACTCTTGACGATGAATTAATTGAAAAAGAATATCAAAGCAGGAGGGTTAATTTAAAATGACTTTAAAAGAATTATTACAATTATCTTCTGACAGAGAATATAAAAAGCAAGGTATTTCTGAATAGCGGCTGTTATCAGATTTAGAAGGATTGCGAAATTTAATTGCATATTTTAGATAGTATCCTGATATTTTTGTAGATTTTATTAAAGGAAAAGAAAGTACATTTAATTTTTTATTTTATCAAAGAATATTTTTAAGAATTGTTATGCGGCATAGATATGTATATGCAACATTCCCCCGTGCCTATTCTAAATCATTTTTATCAATGATGGCACTAATGATAAGATGTATCTTATATCCCAACTCACATTTATTTGTAACCACTGGTGGTAAATAGCAAGCGGCCTCAATTACAATAGCAAAGATCTAGGAGATATGTAAACTTATACCTGGCCTAAATAATGAAATAAACTGGGATCGCGGTGTGTCAACTAAATCAAAAGATAATGTAAAGTATGTCTTTAAAAATGGTTCTACTATTGATATCTTGGCGGCAAGACAATCATCTAGAGGTCAACGTCGTACTGGTGGATTAATGGAGGAATGTGTATTAATTGATGGTGATATTTTAAATGAAGTTATTATTCCTACAACAAATGTCGATAGAAGACTTTCTGATGGGACTAGACATAAAGAAGAAAATGTTAATAAATCACAGATTTATATTACTACTGCTGGATGGAAGAATTCGTTCGCATATCATAAGCTAATATAGGTTTTGATTAATTCTATTATTAATCCTGATGAATATATGATCATGGGTGGAACATATGAAACTCCAGTTATCTCAGGATTATTGGATGAAGATTTTGTCGATCAATTAAGATTACAAGGCACTTTTAATGACGAATCTTTTAATAGATAGTATAGAAGTATTTGGTCTGGTGATGTAGAAAATGCATTTTTCTCTTCTGAAAAATTTGATAAATATAGAGTTCTATTACAACCAGAGTATGAATATAGCGGGCGATCATCAAAAAGTGCATATTATGTTTTTGGTATTGATGTTGGGCGTGTAGGGTGCACAACAGAGATTTGTGTTTTTAAGGTTACTCCGCAAATTCAAGGCGCCGCACACAAGACTCTTGTTAATATTTATACTTATGACGCAGAACATTTTGAGACACAATGTATTCATATAAAACGTTTATATTATAAATATAAGCCTAGAAGAATTGCGGTGGACGCGAATGGATTGGGCGTTGGATTAGTTGATTATTTAATAAAAGCCCAAGATACAGATGATGGTTAGTATTTACCTCCTTTTGGGGTTTATAATACAGATTAGTATCCAGAGTATAAAAAATTTATTACTCCAGAAACAGAAAAAGATGTATTATTTTTAATAAAGGCTAATGCTCCAATCAATACTTAGGCGTATAGTTATGCTCAAACTCAAATGTTTAGTGGAAAAATTAGATTTTTAATTGATTAGAGTTTGGCAAAAACTAAATTAATGTCTACAAAGCAAGGACAGAATATGAATATGGATGAAAGAAATGAATATTTAAGACCATTTATTTTAACATCTATTCTTAAATAGCAAATGTTAAATTTAGTTTAGTAGAATTAGGGAGTAAATATTATTCTTAAACAAAGCAATAGAAGCATTAAAAAAGATAAATTTTCTGCTTTTATTTATGGTCTTTATTATATTCGCTATGAAGAAGAATTGAATAAAAAAAGAAAAAAACGTAATATATCTGATTTCTTATTTTTTACACAAAATTAAGGTCAAAGTTTATTATTTTTATAAATAGAATTTTATATAATAATAGTGAAGGAGAAAAAATATGCGAGCATCTAGAGGGGAAATAAAAATAGAAGAAATTCTACGTGAATCTGGATTAGAGTTCGCAGAAGAATACTCTTTTCCAGATTTAATAAGTAATTCTGGTCGCCCATTAAGATTTGATTTTGCGGTCTTTGATGATTAGCATAATATTGATTTTCTTATTGAATTTCAAGGAATTCAACATTATGAAGCTAAAGATAAATTTGGCGGATATAGTGGATTAAGAAAACAACAATATAATGATATGAAAAAAAGATAGTATTGTAAAAATCATAATATTACTTTAGTTATTATTCCATATTGGGATGAGATGAGAATAAATTATGATTATATTTTAAAGGCGGCGGGATATTAAAAAGAAGGAGAGGTTATCTAAAGTTGATTAATCGAATGGCTTAGATTAAGAAAAAAGGCTTTAATATGATTGGAACTGAAGATTACCAAATTCCAAATTAGGCTACTGGCTATGTTCCTGTTGATTTCTCTAAAATAAAGATAGGAATAAAACCAGTATCTGATGCAATTTTTAAAATGGGCGATTTTCGTAAAGTTAATCCATTGTTAGCAGACAAGGAACAGGTATTAAGGGCTATTCATCGGTATGATCTTGATAAAATGAGAGATATTTCTAATTATTTTTATAAAATTAGTGGTATTTATCAAAGGTTGTGTCGATATATGGCATATATGTATAGATATGATTGGCTTGTTACCCCATATTACACCGATTTAATAAAACCAGATAAATTACTTGATAGTTTTAATAAGGTTTTAATGTATTTAGATAAATTTGAAGCTAAAAAATTTTTCGGTGAAGTTGCTTTAAAAGTAATTAGAAATGGCTGTTATTATGGATATTTAATTGCGCGGGACGGGACCGTTGTCGTACAAGAGCTTCCACCGCGATATTGCCGATCTCGTTTTATGGTGAATGGACAACCAGCAGTTGAATTTAATATGAAATATTTTAATGATATGTTCACTAATGTAGAATAGCGGGCAAAAATGTTAAAAGTATTTCCGCCAGAATTTGAAAAGGGATATAAATTATATAAACAAGGTAAATTAAAACCAGAATTTCCTGGTGATGAATCAGGATGGTATTTACTTGAAATTGGTTCTGTAATAAAATTCAATTTAAATGGAGAGGATTTTCCTCCTTTTATCGCGGTTATTCCTGCTATTATTGATCTTGATGCGGCACAAGATTTAGATCGTCGAAAAATGCAACAGCAGCTGTTGAAAATTATTATTCAAAAAATGCCCATTGATAAAAATGGTGATTTAGTTTTTGATGTTGATGAGGCTCAACAACTACATAATAATGCTGTTCAGATGTTATCTAAGGCCATTGGGATTGATGTATTAACGACTTTTGCTGATGTAGAAGTTGCGGATATGGCAGATAATAAAACATCAACAACCACAGATGATTTGGAAAAGGTAGAACGAACAGTTTATAATGAAGCCGGTGTTTCACAAATGCAATTTAATACAGATGGAAACATTGCTCTTGAAAAATCTATTTTAAATGACTAGGCTTCAATGTGGAATTTAATTCAACAATTTGAAACATTTTTAAATATTTTATTAACGCCTTATAATAAAAGTCCTAAAAAAGTAATTTATAGAGCGCAGATATTACCTACAACAATTTATAATTATAAAGATCTTGCAAAGCAATATAAAGAGCATACTCAATTAGGATATTCTAAAATGTTACCTCAAATCGCACTTGGTCAGGCCCAAAGTGCAGTATTAGCAACAGCTTATTTTGAGAATGATATTCTTGATTTAGTTAATGTATTCATTCCTCCGCTGATGTCTAGTACCATGAATGCGGAAGTGCTGAATAAAGGAAAAAATACGGGCTCTGGAGAAAATTAGGGCGCGGGCAGGCCTGAAAAGAACGATGATGAAAAGTCAACAAAGACAATTCAAAATCGTGAAAGTATGAATTAAAATTTTTAAAAAATTTTTGGACAAAAGTTATTAAAAGATTTATTCGATTTTTCATATTATATATGAAAGATTAAAAGGAGATTTTTATTATGCATCAATCGGTTGCGACTATTGATTCTCCTGAGTTCTTAAATCTTCAACCTCTTGATATTAATCCCTTAATGTCAAAATGTGAAATTAAGGTTCTTTATGTAGGAGCCAATAGAAACCACACTTTTATTACAGAAGAGGTCGCGGCTGAAATTGGTAAAACTCTTCGTGGCGCTCCTATTGTTGGTTATTACAGAGATACTAAAGAAGATTTTACAGACCACGGAGAAAAAATTATTATTGATGATGAAGGAATTAAGTTTGAATGTCAAACTGTTCCTTATGGTTTTGTAGCTCCAGATGCCAAAGTTTGGTTTCAGAATTTTGAAGACCATGATGGTATGGGTAATACAGTTGTTCATAAATATCTTATGACTACTGGTTATCTTTGGACAGATCAATTCCCAGAATCCAGCTTACCTGTGGAAGAGGGACGCCCGCAATCAATGGAGTTTCAAAAAGAATCTGTACAAGGCCATTGGGAAACTAATTATGACAATGGAATGGATTTCTTTATTATAAATGATGCAATTATTCAAAAAATTTGCATATTAGGAGACGATGTTGAGCCTTGCTTCGAAGGCGCTTCTGTAACGGCTCCAGATGTAAGTACAAAATTTACATTAGACGATAATTTTAGGCACACACTTTATAGTATGATGCAAGATTTAAAGAATGCCTTAAACGGAGGAGGACAACAAGTGGAGAATCTTGAAAATACTGCAGCTGTTGAACAAGAGCAAGTAGAACCCGCTACTGAGTTTGCTCAAGAGGCGGAAAATGTTGTAGAGACAGCTTCAGAAGTCAATGATAATGTAGAAGATGCTTCCGCTCCTGCTGATTACGTCAATAAGAAAGATGAAGATGAAGATGAAAAATCTTCTGAAGAAGAAACTGAAAAGTCAGATTCTGAAAGTTCTTCTGATGCTGATGAAGATGATGAAGATGAAAATAAAAAAGGTGCTAAAAAGTATGAGTTACTTGAAGAAGAGCTTAATACATTAAAAGAAAATTATAGCACTCTTCAGAATCAATATTAGGAACTTGTAAATTTCAAAAGAGAAATTGACAATCAGAAAAAGGATGCCCTTATTGCTGAATTTTATATGCTTTCTGACGAAGATAAGGCAGATGTTATTAGCAATAAAGAGAAGTATACTTTAGATGAAATTAAAGCAAAACTTGCAGTTATTTGTTTTGATAAAAAGATCAACTTTACTTTAAATGAAGAAGTTGATAATAATAAAGAAGAAGAAATTGTTACTTATTCTTTAAATGATAATAATGAAAATAACAGCCTACCAGAATGGGTGAAAGCTGTTAAAGAGCAAGAGAAACTTGGTTAATTTTTAATTTATTAGGAGGATGCTAAGAAATGGCAGATATTAAGAGAAAAGGTTATGGACAAGTTGAGCCTAATCACCTTTCTGGTATTGTCACTGGTCAAATTTATGCTCAGTTACCTGCTATTACTACAACAGGAAGTGGAGCATCAGCTAAAAAGGCCCCCATGGAGCAACTTGAACAGGGCCAATTTGCAAAATATGATTATGCGGCTGGTGAAGTAAATTTTGCTGGTGAAGGCGAATTTATGCTTGTTTATAATGAAGAAAAGCTCTATGATGAAAGAAAACAATCTCATAAAGATTTTGTATATAAAGCAGCAGATTTTACAGATGGAAAAATGTTTCCTCGTTTAATTAGAACTTATATTGGGGATATTTTTACAACTAATATGATTGGTGCTGCTAATACCACTGGCAGCGAAGCTGAAGTTACTATTGGTACAGATGCAACTTTAGTGGTAGGAGCCTATGTTGCTCCAAACGCTTTTGGTATTTTAACAATTAGCGCTAGTAAGCCTGAAAGTGGTATGGCATGGAAAATTGTTAAAGTTTATACAATGCCAGATGGTCAACCTGGTGTTAAAATTCAGAGAATCCAGTGATAAGGAGGAAAAAGATAATGGCATTAACAAGAGATCAGCTTATTGAATTAGCTAGAGCCAATGCTAAGGCTTCATTAAATCCTTCTGTCGCTTATTCTTTCGGCGGAGAGAAGCTTTCAGCGGAAGCTCTGAATAAAACATTTATTAAGGAGTTAAATGAACTTGGTTCTACTCCTCAGGATTTTAGAGAAAATAAGAATCTTATTTATACACTTATGGAAGTCGGTCTTACCGAAGTGCTTCCTCAAAAGGTTCTTCAGGCTTATGGTCAATTTGCAGACGTTCGTACATTTGCACAGGGTACAAAGCCAGTTTATAAGGTAAGAATTAGTGAGGCTTCTAAGAAACGTGCAAAGCAGTTCGTTACTAGAGTTGGTTTAGCTGGTAGATATGAAGTCTTCAAGCTAGACGGATATTCACTCGAAGTTCCGACAGCTGCATATGGTGGGGCTGCTCGTATTGAGTGGGAAGAGCTTCTTGATGGTCGTATGACTATGAATGATTATTACAGCCTTGTTCTTGAAGGAATGGATGAAGCTGTTTATCGTGAAATTGCAAAGGCTCTTGAAGCATTAATTAATAATGTTCCTGCTCTTCAGAAATCTGTACAGACCACATTTAGTGAGACTGAAATGGATAAGTTACTTCAGATTGCAGATAGTTATGGTGGAAAGAGCACAATTTATTGTACTTTTGAATTTGCTGCAACAATGCTTCCAGCCTCTTCTAATAATTGGTCTGAAGCAATGAAAGATGAAATTTGGAATAATGGTTACTTTGCTACTTACAAAGGACACCGCGTAATTGTTCTTCCTCAATCTTTTGAAGATAATATTGGAATGACAGCTACTTATGCAGATAAGGTAATTGATCCTTCTCTTGCTTATATTATTCCTACTGGCGCGGAGAAGCCCGTAAAAGTTGCTTTTGAGGGTGCTGCTCAGGTTAAATCTTTCGATAACCGCGATTGGTCTACAGAAATTCAGACTTATCAGAAACTTGGTGTAGCAACCTATATGGTAAATCCTGGTATTTGTATTTATCAGAATACTACTCTTAAGAAATTTATCGGTACAAAACCGTGATAATGCATAAAGGGGAGGATGAATGAACTTCTCCTCCCCTATTTTTTAAGATAATAAATGGAGATAAAAGGAGTTTTTAATATGATTGATAAAAATAAAATGGTAAAAGTCATTAATAAATTTAGTGGCACAGTTGGATATGACGTTCCAGAAATGGGCGTACATAGAAATTTTTATCCAAAAGAAAGTAAAGATATTAGTTTTGAAGAATTAGAAAGATTATCTTTTATTCCTGGCGGAGATGTAATTTTAAGAAATTATCTTGAGATTGTTGATGAAGATGTTATTATGGAACTGTTTAATGAAAAGCCAGAACCAGAATATCATTATTCTGAAAGTGATGTTAGGTAGTTATTAACAACTGGTACATTGGATCAGTTTTTAGATTGTTTGGATTTTGCACCAGATGTTATTAAAGATATGATTAAAGATCTTGCAGTTGAATTGCCACTTAATGATATGGCTAAAAGAAAAGCTATTCAAGATAAAATGGGATTTGATGTAACAAAAGCAATTGAAATTAAAAATACTAAATATGATGGTGAGAGCGAGGAA